CATTCTCAGCGTAGGGGTGTATGCCCCGGCGGCCCCGGCGGCATCTCCATAAAAAAGATGACCCCCATCGAACTGCTCATATCTACCCGCACCATACGCCGCACCAACTCTTGTCACCACATTGCTAGCAGCAATATAACAATTATTGGTTACTTGTGATCCATAATCTGAACCAGCCAAGCCTAATGCATTGGAGCTAAACAAATTTATTGCCCTGAAATTAGTGCCCCAAGCATTAGCAGTAAAACCCCCAATTGAGTAGTTACCTGCTGAGTTTAGTCGTGCCCATTCGGTAAATCCACCCGTGCCATCTATTGCCGCCCATGCGCCAAAGGTAAACGTAGTGCCAGACTTAACGCCTATCGCTGAGTCTGCACCTGAGTGACCACTCCAAAGACCAATAAACTTGGTGTTATCAGAGTTGCTGGAAAAAATGTTTGTACCAGTGCTTGTGCTTACTGATTGATTTAAAAGTGCATACGATGCATCGCTAAATTTACCAGTTGATGGACTGGTAGTTCCAATACCCAATCCAGTGGAAGTTACCGTAGTGACAGTAACATTGTTTGCAAGCGTCATAACTTTGTAAGCACTGCCGCCGCCGCCCGATCCAAATATCTGAAGTCCCGTTTGGTAACTATCTGCCGCTGGGCCTACCGAAAACCCGGCGGCACTGCTACTGAAGTTCGATCCAGAAACAACCCCCGTAGCACTCAGCGTTCCAGTGACTTCAAGGCCAGTGGAAGATACTTTTGTAATAACCCCAGTTCCGGTGATTACGTTTTCCACCACCTTACCCGCAGGTGCGGTAAGATTTAAGGAGTATGCAGTCCCACTTAACGTGCTGCCTGTTGAGTTATTGGCTCCAACGTAATACGCCCCGCCAGTATTGTTTATGTTTATGTAACCTGCTTCGGTGGCCGTGGTAGGCGTAGCTCCAAAAAACGCATTGTTAGCCGTGCTGGATACTTGCCCCGTAGCACTCAGCGTAGTAAACGACCCAGCAGCAGCCGTATTAGCACCAATAATTCCATCAAAGTTGGCTGCGTTAATTCTTCCGCTTACCCCTAAACCACCTGTGATTACAAGTGTTCCTGTCCCGGTGGTAGTCGAAGCAGTGCCTGCGGTGAAAGTTGTTGCTCCGTTACTTGTTAATGTGGTAAACGCACCCGTAGAAGCTGTCGTAGCACCAATCGACATATTGTTGATAGTGCCTACACCCGTAGATGTAAGAGCCAATGTCGGCGTATTGGCTGCCGTTAGGGTGATTAGATTGGTATAGGCTGTGCCGTCCACATCGTAGGCGGCAAGAGACAAAGTGTTGGTGGCTGTCTTAGCTGATTTAAGCTGTGTGCCAGTTACATACGAAGCTGCTTGTGTAATGGTGTCGGTGTCAGCGTCACCAAGGCTAGTGTTACCAGTGACGGTCAAATTGGTGAACGTACCAGGGCCAGCAGTGTTGCTGATCTTGATGAAGTCAGAGCCGTTCCAGGCGCACAAGGCTGATTCGCCCTTTGCAATTGTTACGCCTGAAGTTGGGCCTGCGCCCGCAAGAATAATAGATTGCGTGCTTGAGCTTGAATTAATGACCGTGTAGATCTTTGACTGTGCCGGAGCGATGATAGTACGAGTGGCTGTGCCGCCCGCCGTCCACAGAATGATCGCTTGCCGAGAGGTATTAGCCGATCCCGTTGTCGTGGTCAGCGTTACATCTGCGTCTGAGGTAATGGTGGTTGTACCGGCAATTGCTGAGTCCAGCAGCGATGTGATGCTGTTGTTTACAGTGTCACCCCACGTACCACTTAGTTCCCCCGTGACGGGCAGAGCCAAACCTAAGAGTGATGTGTATGCTGTAGTCATGTTTAAACCTCAAGTTACGACTTCTTCCCAGGCTGGATTTTGTACATCTGATACATTCGTCCAACTAGGAGTTTGCGGGTTGCTGATATTTTGCCACGATGCGACCTGTGTGTCATCTATAGGTTTCCAATAAACCGCAATAACATTTCCAACCGCACCTGTTGCGCTTACGCCTGTCAAAGCCAGTGACCTTGCAGCCACTGAAACTGTTCCAACTGCTCCTGCTGCCGACACTCCAGACAGAGCAATAGATATTCCACTGACAACCGTTCCCACGGAGCCGTCTGCCTGCAACGATGGCAGAGGAACAATTACTCCGCCTGGGGATCCTGTTGCTAGATTACCCGTCAGACTGACCGCTGCGCTCTGAACAACTGACCCTACGGCCCCAGACGCCTCAACACCTGTTAGCGCCGTTGACTTGTCACCGGTAACGTTACCAGTAGCTCCAGATACTTCAACGCCCGTCAGAGCCACCAATCTTGATGTCGTAACAGACCCAACTGCACCAGATGCCAATACGCTGGTAATCGCTGCATCTTGACCACTGGTAACGTTACCACCTGATCCCGCCGCAGAAACACCTGTCAGAGCAACCGTAAGGTTTGCCCCTACGCTACCAACCTCACCAAAAGCAATGTCGCCGTCTTCACCCTCTGAGATGCTGGGAGCCATTGTCCCAACAGCGCCAGCAGCCAATACCCCCGAGAGGGCAATGATGAGATTTGGTGTGGCAGATCCTACCGCGCCTGTGGCGGTATTACCTGTGAGGTCAAGAGTACCGCCCCATCCGTTACTCCCCCATGTGCCATCACCCCACCCGAGAGACACGGCTTACCCCTTTAGGTGGTAGCCAAGCGCAACAGAGCAGTCGAAGTCGTGTTGGAAGGCATCGTCAATGTGAAGGTTCCAGCCGTGATCGTCTGCGAACCAAAGGTGTGGACACTGACCGCCTTGTTACTCTGTGTTGAGTTATAGATCAACACCGCATCAAACGCCGTGGTCAACGTCACCGTGGTGTAGGTAATCGAAGCCGAAGGAGTCCAGTAAGCTGTGCCTGCGGTTGTCGAGGTGTTTGAGGTCAGCGGAGCCGTTGCATTGGTCACCGTCACGCCACCAGCAGAGTACCCAGTACCAGACACTTCACCAGAGGCCGAATAAGCCGTGGTAGAAGCATTGATCGTTGCCGATGCAAGGTACAAGGCTGCTTTAAACGTGTCAGCAGTGGTGGCTGCACGGATCGGTGCAGTGCCAAAGTTGTGAGTTGCTGTCAAAACCTCGCCCAAGAACGAAGTGGTCATTGATTGTGTATTTGCCATGATGTTTCCTTTAACCTAATGATGCGGCTTCAGCACCGGCAAAAACCGGCATTTTCTTCAGGGTCACATGGGCAGAACGGTGAACTAACTCACCTTCTAACCAATATTCAACCCAAGTGGTTTGTTCGTTGTCATTGTCCACGGTTCCTTCTCGCTTCTCAAGCAAAGAATCATCCATTTCGCCCTTGGTGGTCGTGACTATCAATTTGAACTCCTGATTAATGCTGTGGTTGCTGTGTTGGCTGGCATCGTGATTGGAAACGTTCCACCCACTGTCGATACTTTGTCGGAACCAAAATCCAGCACGGCCACTGATTTGTTGCCTTGACTTGAGTTATAAATCAATGCACATCTTGCAGTGATAGCGCCCGTCCATGAGACATTTGGAAAGCCTACATAGGCCGTGTATCCAGAACTGCTCACCGTGATCGGTGTTAATTGCAAACCACCAGCAACATAGTTTCCGCCACTTGCCTCATTGTTAGTGGAGTAAACAGTTGTATCCTCATTCAAATTTGCATTTGCCGTATACAGGGCGATCTTGATCACATCCGTGGTCAGATCATGGATGCCCTGATAAAGCTCCGCTTTGAAGCTGGTGGTTTGTGTTTGAACAATGCTCATTGGACTGCCGTTCTGACCTGACCGTCACGATAAGCATCCATGCGCTGTTTGCCATCGCCCAAATTCTTGAGCAGAGCAATAGACTGCATATACATACCTTGATACAAGGTAACCAGATCTGGTTCGCCCTTCATATATCGAATTGCCTCTACCAGCGTACCGTTGAGCAAAGCAGAATCAAAGTGTTCGCCCAGCCAAGTCGTACCAGCAGTCACGATGGACTCTGGATAGTAGTAGTAGTGCAATTCAACTGAATATGTTGCATCTGGCGTAGGGCCAAGGATGAAAGACAACTCTGTTGCAGCCGTTGACTGTGGGCCAAAAATAGCATAGTGCTTGGGCTTACCACGATACGCCGCTGACGTATTTGGATATGCCTCACGCATGAAATTGACATCCTTATTTAGCAAATAAAGATAGTCGCTTCCATCAATCACAGCCAATGAATAAGCAGAGAGAAAGCTAGGATCATCAGGGGCAGACAGATACTGATTACCAGTGGTCACTGTCCCCGTCACGTTCTTTCGCAGGTTAGACAACTGAACAGTGTTATAGATACGCTGCTCTGCCTGCTTAATCATTATGTTCATGTCTACCGTGGGAAACGTGTTCTCACAGTAGTCAGAAACAGCAACGACAAGCTCGTTGTAATTCATGCCATCGGCCCCCGTGCCATCACGCCCTTGGTGGCTGCGCCAGTACCACGGATTTTGATGCCGTCAGTCTTGGGTGCAGAGTAACCGTTGCGATTGATGTTGCCAACAGACATATTCACGTTTGCGGCTGCACTACCATTTGGTTCTTTGCCGGGGTTCGTCTGCATAGGAGCAGCTTTACCCTTCATGGTATGAGGAACAGCATACGTTGCCGCATCGCCAACTTCCTTGCCCATAATCTTCTTGCTGAATTTAGCCATTATTTGCTCCCAGATTTCTGGTTCATTGCACGGGAAAGGTTCTTCCCATACATCTTGCGATCCATGCTGGTAGGGCCACCGGCTTTCATGCCTTTGGTGTGCATACGGGATTCATGCCCTTTAACCACTTTTTTGGCTTCTGTGTCGGCAATTGCCTTGACTTGCTTCTTGTCCATATCTGCTCCTAAGTTGTGCTAACCGTTACTGTACCAACACTTGCCGTTGCCACCAAGTAGTTTGGCGTCAGTGCTACATCAAAAAAGCTAGATCCACCAACCGGACTCCAGCCCCACTGTATATCCCTGGAGCCCCCTGTTGGGTATCCACCAAATCCCGTGTTGTCAATCTGCAAGCCATTCGGCCCTGCCGTGACATACGTTGTGTCCCGCCTGGGCGCTCTCAGAGCCTGCGGATCCTCCACTGGATACATACCCAGCAACAATTGAGGATGGTCAGGATCCCAGCATTCAGGACAAACCTTGATCTCATACCGCTTGGTCTTTACAACCTCGGTCTTGAGCTTCTTTAGTTTGAACTGCTGCCCACATCGGTCACACTCAGCAATTGCAAACTTGCCTGATGAGTATGTATTACCCATTAGGGCGTACTCCCACCTATGAACATTTGTCTAGGCACAAACCTGATCGGCGCTTTCTCGTGATCTTCACCAGCCGCCAAAGTAAATTGCTCGTCATATGCCATCTTCAGCATATCCATTCGGCCCTGCAATTCAGGCACCTTCATGGCAATGTAGTAGGCCAAACCAGATACTACACACGGCAAGAAACGGAAATTCATGTCTGCAACCTGGATACCAGACCCGGCATCTTGGATCCGGCGCATACGGTAATACACAAACTCATACGATGTAGAGTTATCTGGCGTAGGCCACACCGTTACCGCTGGTAGCTGGGGCACAAACACCGCCGTAGCAGTCGTGTGCGTAGCTGCTGTAGTGTTAGCCTGACCACGGAAACATGATCCTATGTCGTTCCCAGAGATGTAGCCGTAGTAAATGATTTCATTGTCCAGCTTGATAAACCCAGATGACGCCAATCCAACCGTAGAAGTCAGCGTAATCGTGGTTGCCGTGGTGGTAACGTTTCCACTTGTCAGCAGTGTGGTGGGGTTTGTTTCACCAGACAAACGCTGAATCCAGACCTGGATTGGCCTAGCTTGCTGCAATTTGTTGGGAATAGTCGCATAAGTAGAAACACTAATGCGGGAAATAGTCAGGTCTGCCTGGGTTGAAGAGCTATTTGCACCCGTGCGAATCACATGATCCAACAGATCAATAGTGTCCGATGGCAGCGCATAGGTGTTCAATCCCGGCGTTAGGGGGAATGAGCCAGCCTCAATAGTCCACATATTTAGACCACGATTTGCCCACTCAATGGTCATCAAATTCATTGACCTGCGGGCTGTTCGCAAGTCATAGCCACTACGCATTTCACGCCCAGCACGTTCCCACGCCTCCTCGGCGATCTCCGTGAACTCCATGTTGAACGCTGAAGTGCCAGTGCTGTATGCCATTATCTAAAACCTGCTGTTTTCTTTGCTATTGCTTTAGGCTGGGCCACAAACTGCTTACCTGCCGCCTTACCTTTGCGCTTAGCTTTGGTTGTTGCGGCATACTCAGCAGGAGACAAAGACTTAATAGCCGCTTCAGGAAGATACCTCTCACCTGTTTTTGACGAAGGCTTCCCCGACTTGGTGCGCCATTTCTGGTCACCCCAGTTTTTCAGGGAAGTCTGTGGCGCTTTCATTCAAAGTCTTCAGCGGTCAAACCAGCATCTTCAAGTGCCAACTCTTCTAAAATTTCGTCCGTGCCACAAGTGCAAGGGCCATCTTCCATCACGGCGCAATCGTCCATATGTCTTTTAATCACGATAACCTCCTCCAGCCGCCTTGTACTTCTTAGCCACAAGTTGTGCTTTACGGGCTGACCATTGGCCTGCACCCGTGCCATGAGTTGCCGCTGCCTTGACTTGCGACACAATCTTCTTGCGCAAGCTGGGCTTGGTATAGTTTCCAGCAGCGTTTACTTTCCCTCCCTCAGCGTACTGAGTGAAGTCAGTGTCATCACGCCTAGCCTTCCGCACCCCCTTGGGCATTTTGGAAGGATTTATTGATCCCATACCACGGCTTGCTCTCATTTTTTAGCACCTTTAACTTTTTTGGCTAAAAACAATTTATCAACCATCTTTACCCGTTGAGGCTTGGTTGTAACTTTGTTGATAATACTTAGCCGTTTGGACGTATCTTTACCTGGGTCGTAAAACCCAGCTTTTTTTAAAGATTTAGCTACTCCGGCTTCAGTTTTTGTAGTTGCCATGGCATCAGCAGGCTTTGCCGCCTTTTGCAAGCATCTTGCCTTTGGTCTTGCCTTTTTGAGCAATGCCATCAGCGCGACTAGAAGCAGAACCGCCCTTGGCATAAGACATGCCGCCACCCATCATTTTCTTTGCCATGCCGCCATGTTTCATTTTGCCCACGCCGTCAGCAGCAAAAGCTGGAACTTTTTTCCCGTCTTTCATGGTCATGGGCATACCACCGCCAGCCATCTTTTTCATGCCCATCATCTCAGCCTTTTCATGCTTGATCATAGATTTAGGAGCGCCCTTGGCTTTCATAAAGCCAATTTCTTTTTTAACCATCGCTTTAGCTTCTTTCATGTCACCACCTCGTGAAAATGTTTTGCCTTTATCGGCTTTTGCAAACTCTTTTCCCACGGATTGTGGGACTCCTGCTTTCTTGGCGAACGATGGATTGTGGGCCACCGCCTCCATGAATCTGTGCTGTTTGGCGCTATGAGAGGGCACTTCGTTGCTCCTTCATAAACATATCAATCTTGGTTTCCAATCTGTCCAATCTGTCTATGATTCGATTGATGTCTGTATGCAAGTCTACCTTGGTAACGTATTCTTTTGGCATTTCTTCTCGGGTTTTGTTGATCAGAATCTGAAGGCGTTTGATCTCATCGGACTTCTCTTTCAGATTCCAACCAAGTAGCCCCAGAAAGGCCGTCAAAATAGCGTTCCAGATAGCCATTTCCATCAGCACATTTTTCCGCGAGTCTTGCCTTTTTGCGCAATACCATCGGCACGTTTGGAAGCGCTTCCACCAGAAGCCATCTTCTTCACAGACCCGCCGTGCTTCATCTCTCCGCTTCTAGAAAACCTTTTTTGCGCAGCATCTCTACGCTCTTGGGCTGCTCTAGCCGCATCGCCACCAACATTTTTTGCACCAAACTCGCCCTCAAAAATTGTATTTCTAGAGAGTGATTTCTGTGCGGCATCACGCCTTTCTTGCGCTGCTTTGGCTGCATCACCGCCAACATTTTTGGCAGTTGGAGTAGCTACGATTTCACGGGGGGTTAACCCAGACATAAGCTTTTTATCCATCATAGACTTGCTTTCTGGCGCAGCAGCAGTCTTTGCCGGAGCAGCAGTCTTTGCCGGAGCAGCTCCACCACGGCGCGTTAAGCCACGTTCTTTATTCAAGAAATCACGCAAAGACAAACCAGATGCTGCCAATTCTTCTTTGGTCACAACACGGTTTTTAGGAGGTGTAGGCGCAGCTTTTGCAGGCATTTGTTCCATCTGTTCTGAAACAGAGGCATCGCCTTCAATCATGTCGCCAGCGGCGAAACGTTTCATCTTTTTCATATCTACTCCTTGATAGGTTTTAACAATTCCAAGCGTGCAATGCTTTATTTATCCGACTGTTTGGATCTTTGGCCGTCTTCTCGGATGTGAGCTTCTTTTTCATCCCAGTCATCCTTGCACAGAAAGAGTCTCGCCTGCTGCCGCCCTCTGGTTGAGGAGGCTTCAGATTCATCCCTTGTTTTTTCGCAGAGGCCCGACCCTTGGCGTTTAAACCACCACTTGGGTTCTTGCCTTCTTTGCGAGTCCATGCTGGGCTAGCCATTTGCTACTTTCAAGTGCAGTTTTGCGTGTTCTTTGAGCAGCGGCTGTAAAGCATCTTGTTCAAAGTTGCGAGTAAATTCTTGTGTGCCAATGTGTGGCAGGCTGATCATTGGATCCAGATAGATCTTGAATCCATGCTCCCTGGCCCTGCGACAGAACAGATAGTCTTCGCCAATGTACTCGCCATCGATGATGGCAAAGTCAAAGACGGCGTACTCATCTGCGCCGTCACCATCGCCTTTGTACTTCCACTCAGGATGTGCTGCGATCATTGATTCAATCACATGGCGGCGGATCAGCATAAAGCCTGTCGCTACGCTTTCCACCCGCATCAGGCCATTCTCATCAAACTCCAACTGGTTGTGTTCATCCAGGTAAAAGTCCAAGAAGAACTTGGCATCTGCCGCCCTGCGGGGATACGTCCCGGCCACAATGTCCCGGTCTGTAGACAGGGCCAAGAGGCGGGTCACAGCCTCAACATTGATGACCACATCAGCATCCACAAACAGCATGTCTGTGCAGTCTGAAGCCATGAAATTGGATACCAGCTTGTTCCGGGCCTTTGTGATGATTGAGCATCCAGACAGGTGTACCAGATGAATCTGAACACCCATCTTGTCCAACTTGGGGACAAGTTGCGCTATGGCAAAGCAGGTCTTGATGTTGACCTTGCCATCGTAGCAGGGGATCGCAATCATAAGCTTGCGCCCCACCAAGTTGAAGCTCTTATCAGCCATAGTAAATCTGCGCTGCATCAATTGCGTTCATGTAGGCATAAATTCCATTTACTGCCAACACACCTTCGCCGGGAATAAGGGGCGCATTCTGGAACTCATCTGATGAGTGCGTTTCATAGGTTAACAGCCAACGATTTGCGCCACTGACATAAATCGCTGCTGGAGTGGCTGTGATGTTTCCAGTGTTGATGTCTGTGAGTGTAAATGTGTCGGCGTCTACTCTGGTAATAGGGTAGTTTCCATCGGTGGCAGCACCGCCAGTGCCATCGGCAAAGTGAATACCCACAACGGTTCCGGTTGTTAACCCGTGACCTGTTTTGCTTATCGTTACCGTGGTTCCTGAACGACCGTATGTAACGCTTGAAGTTACTGGGGCTGTGGTTGAATCAAACAAAACCAAGGTTCCGCTACCACCATAAAAAGAAACGCCTTTTACACGGTTGCGTCCAAGAACAAAAAAACCGCTTTGGTTTAAATGACCTTGTTTTACGTCTGTTTGCATTCCCATAATCAATCTCCTAAAAAGCGGGGGCCGAAGCCCCCTAGATCAATTAAGCGGATGCTGGGAACTGCGAACCGTTAGAGTCGGCAACCGTGTAAACGATGGTGTACTGCACCGTACCGGCAGTAACAGCGGCAACGGTTGGAGTCATTGTGGCAATCACTTTAACGTCCGTTGCGCCAATACCGATCCCGTTGGGGGATGCCGTAGAAGCTGCGCCACACCATGCGCCCAATTTGGCGGCTGCGTTGCTGATAGCTGCACGGCCAGCAGAAGTCACATCTGTAGCGGCCCAGTACAAAGCGGCGGTAGTGCCATCTCCAATGCTGACGTTGGCGGCAGTAGAGCCGGTGAACGCAACAAGGGTGTCAATGTTGATTTCAAGGATTTGAGCGCCAGCAGGCAGCACACAGATGGTGTCGGTGGTAGCTGAAGCAGCCTGACCGGTGTAGTTCTTTTTGAAAGTCTGAGAAACAACGGTTGCGCCGCAGTTTTCAATAGTACCGACAGTGGTGCCGGTGGTGTTACGAACAGTGCCCAACAGCCAGGGGCCAAGGTGAGTAGCGAAACCCATAATCAATTCTCCATGCGTTAAAGCGTATCAATCTTGCATGACAGTCAGCCGGGACTGTTTGATACGCCGGGATTCCCGGTTTGGAAGCAATATATCATGCTTTTAAATAGTGTGCAACAAATAAAAAGGGCTCCCGAAGGAGCCCTAGTGGCAGGCCAGTCACCTCTACCGTACTGGGATTTATCAGGACGAACCAGGGGATCCGAAGATGCCCAAGGGGTCAGACACGCCGAAGCTGTAACGCTCACGGGCCTTGTAACGAACGTTACCAGTGTCGAAGTCACCGTCCATGCTGTTTTGCAGCGGGGTACGAATGAAGTGCTTCAGACCGTTAGGTACGTCAGTCATCAGGAACCAAGCGTTGGTGTCGGTCAGATAGTGGTTAACGCAGTAACCTTCTGGAATCGAACCATTGTTCTTCAATGCGTTGACATCGTTGTCAGTGGTGCCGACACGGAGTTCGGTTTCCAACAGACGAGTAGCAACGAACATCAAAGAAGGAGGAACGACCAACTTCTTGGGCTTGGCTGCGATCAACAAACCACGCTCATCCGTCCAGCCTGCAATTTGAATGACGGCATTCTCAAGAGAAGTCTCATTCAAGTCAGCGCCAGTGGAGGGGCGATTGCTGTTAACGCCACCAGAGATCAAGGGGTGAGAGGTGTTACACAAGGTAACGCCGTCACCGTAGGTCACTGCGGTATTGAACGCATTGTTCAACACAAAAGCGGCCTTGACCTGCTTGGTGTAAGCCATACCACGGGCCAGAGCTTTGGTGTAGCGGCTGGACAACGAGTCATACAAGTTGTCTTCCACTGCTTCTTCCGTGATGGAGAAGCCCATAGCGATGGTTTCGTGGTTGTAACGAGCCGTCCATGCTTCCTGAGCATTGTCATAAGCGATGGCAGAGCCTTCGTTCTTGACAGGTGCAGCAGAGAAACCAGACAGTTTCGTTTCTTCTTCAAAGCTACGCTCCGAGGTTTCGGTTTCGTAGATCTCTTTATGCTCTTCGCCGTATTTAGCGTACTCCAAACCGAACAAAGCGTTCAGGCCAGGGAGCAGTTCCTTGAGCAGTTGTGCGCGTGAAATTGCCATTTCTTACTCCTTAAACACCAGTGGTGTTGTTATATTGGTGAGTGTTGATTTTCACCAACAATTCGGTGTAAGTGTCAGCTGCGGTAGCAGTCTCAGGCACGACATCGATCACACGGATTGGGATAGTGGCGGTAGTGCCTGCACCGGTCAAGGTCACAGCGAAAGCAGAGTTACCAGTGGTAGTGCTGCCAGCGTTGAGAACCAAAGCCAAGTTAGTGCCGACAACGGTACGACCTGCGGAACTCATGGTAGTGCCAGAAGACACAACAGCCACTTTGAAAAGTGCTTGCTGGTCATCAACCACATACGCATAAGCGGGGTTAGCCGAGGTGCTGATAGAGGCAGGCAAATACTGACCTTCAACGGTTTGACCGCTGGAGTTCACATATGAACCGCCGACACACACGCCAACGATAGTGCCAGAGTTAGTGGCAGTTGAGAGAACCAGATAGCCGGTGCTGTCGATTTGAACCGTATCTCCAAAAAAGATGGCGGTAGCAAAAGAAGCAGCAACGGGAATCTGTCGGAAAGCACCAGCGTAAGGCTTGCCATCAATTGAATTGATGGGCTTTAGGCCGTAGGGTGCTGAGACAGTGGGGTAAGCCATGTTTTAAGCTCCAAAAAAGTTAAAGACCTTTACCAAAAACGACCTTGGTGCTACGTTCTTTGAACATAGGCATCCGAGGGTCACTTTCTCGCATGTAGGTGTTATCTACCGAGGCCATCTGTGCATCTGCTTGATTAGCAAAATACGCATCACGGTCTACAGTAAATTCCACTGGGGTTTTGCAAAGCAACAATCCACCGATCTCAACACTGTCTGGGAAGCGGTTAGCTTGTCCGCCCATCAAACGAATTTCGGGGTGTTCTGATGCTTTTACTGGCTCCCATCCTTCACGGAGTTTCGAGGAAATATTCAGAGCATCTGAAGTACCAAGTGTGCTTAAGCGGATCCAACGGAACGCATACCCAGCCTCTGGATGAGGATCAGGTAGAAGTTGGGGAGGTGCCCATTTACGGGGACGCTCTGCTTCTGCACGGCTTTCGGTTTCCCGCTTAGCGCGAGGTTGTACTGCATCTGTCATTTTTAAGTCCTCATTTGTTCCGCAACCTTACGCGCATAGAGTTCCAAAGGAACGCCTAGACGTTTGGCGATATTTACTTGGGTTTGAGTTAGCACGACCTTTTTAGGGGAAGAGCTTCTCGTTGCTGGCGCAACCACATTCGATTTAGTTCGCCGTTCTTCCTTTTCAGGCTTCTCAGCGGGCTCCTCAGACTCGAAGGCATCTGGGAACACTTGGCGCATACGACTGTTTACTTTGTCGTAGTAATCATCTGAAGTCGGATCCACTCCATTTTTGACTAGCTTGTTGTGGAGTACAAGCGCAAAGCCAGTCATCTCATCGTCCGACCCAAACCAAAGATTCGATTCTCTCCACTTCTCCGCTTTTGGATCCGTGGGAGCCGAACTTTGCGGTATTGTTACCGAAGTTTCTTCTTCTTGTAAAGAGGCAGGCTTAAAATTGTTCACCCGGTCAAGTTTTATCTTGGTGGATGTCAAATTTTCCTGCGCGTCTACCAAGGCTTCAGAATCCCCAGCTTCATACGCTTCTTTGTACTTGCGGCGGGCGTCTTCCATCTCGGCAGCAACAGACTTTTTAGCCTGCTCCAGCAGAGCATTCTGCCCCTGATTGAGAGATCCTTTGAGCTTTTTGTTCTCTTCAACGATGGTTTGAGCCACCCGAATAGCCTCTTCTCTCTCCTTCAAAGCCTGTTCGGTACGCCGTTTTTCCTCGTGGTAGCCCTTTTGTAGGTGCTGAATACGCCGTCTGACCTTCTCGCCGTACTGCGAAAGCTCCTCTTCATCAGCATCTTTAGGAGGTTCCTCCATCTTTTTGCTGTTTTTGGGCGTGTCATCGACAATTTCTACCTCGGATTCCCCCTCGGCTTCAATTTCAATGTTGATTTCCTGCTCTTCATCACCCTTTTTGGCCTTTTTATCAACCTCATCAGGGAATTTGTACTCAGTTTTTTCCATTTTTGCTCCTTACACCCGTGTTACGCCACGGGGATCTTGCACAACAGCTTCAACAGAGTCATCATTGATGATTCGGAACTCTTTTCCGTGGATTTTGATGCGAGTACCAGTGTTGGGTCGAACCAACACAAAGTCTCCCACCTTACAGGAAGGCCCAGAAGGGAATCGCTTCTCGTCTTTGAAGGCATCTGGCCCCATTTTCACGACAAAAAGCACTGGTGACAGTAACTCTTCATAGTGCATGGTCTGCCCAGCCTTCACCAAACCGCTTTCATACTCATCATCAATGTCCGGCAGGACACATAACAAGTGGTATGTAGCTGGATCTGGCACCTGTTTCGCCTTTTCATCCGCCGAAGCATTCAAAATGCCCGACAAATCTACGGCTTGAACATCAAACTCAGTCATCTTCATCATCCTTTAGTTTCCGCACAAGGTCATTGATTTCCATCTGTGCGGTTTGCAGACCTCGGATTGCTCCGCACAGCTCTTTGTAATGGGCATAGTCTTTAGCTACGCCATCACTCAGCACTCCTAGATGTTGATTAATGTGTTCTTGAATCTTTCTGTTCAAAACATCTGCCAGTTTTACATCCATTACTCTTTACCCTTCATTGATTCCAATTGCCGAATAGTCATGTCTGACTGAATGCGTGCTTTGGCCTGCAACTCTTGGGATTGGATTCGTTTCATCTCTTTTGCAATGTCGCCATCGATTCTTTTCCTCTCAAGCTGCAACTTCTCCATAGAGATCTGTGAATCAATCTGATCCTTCTGCACCTTGCGCTGAACATCGGCCTTCTTAATCTCCAACTCGGATTGCTGAATCTGTACCAGAGGATCTTTTGCGGCTTGCTCAGCTTGCTGCTGTTGACCCTTGGCTTGGTTTGCCTGCATAAGCTGCTGTGAACCTTGAGCCACCAAGCGAGACAACTGCACTTCAACGTCTTCCGGCAAATCAGCATCTGGGTTAGGCAGCGGAACACCGACTTGCTCTTCAACATCCTTGCGATATTTGAAGGCCAAGTGTTCTGCGATGTGAGCCATGATCGCAGCTTGCATCTGCTGGGCCATTGGGTTCTGACCAATAGTCGCCGCAATCATTGGATCTTGCATAAACGATTGGTGCGCCATGATGTGAGCATCTTGGTCTTGGTAGATAAATGCCTTTGTCGGTTCGCCTCGCAAGAAAGCCATGTTCTCGCTGATCGGATCCCGTGGTTTCTGATCGTCCTTAGTGGGAACCAGCTTATCTGCATTCTTAACCCCCAGAACTTCAATCATCTGACGGTGCAACTGAGGCAAGTTATAGATCTGCGGAGCCTGCTGCGACAACTGAATGATCGCCTGATACTGCATGATCCGCTGGGCCATCGTTGCAGAGTTAGGGTCTGACACTGGAATTACTTCCACCATGTCATAGTCTTCTTGCTTGGCTTTACGGTTCCCGCTCTCAGGGTCGTACTCATACTCTTTGGGAGCATAGTCACGAATAATGCTCTTCAGGATTTTGAATTCCTGCTTCATTGAGAAATGCACACGGGCCTGCACAGCAGACATCGTTTTTAACTGCCGCTCAAGCAAAGCCAGCGTAGTACCCACTGGAGCATTTGCACTCATATCGCTGACCTTCATATCAGCAATAGATCCCAATCTACGACCCTCATCAGTGATGCGCTCTAACAAACCAGCCAATACTTGACTCGGTTCCTTATAAGGCAAAGCCATGATGTTGTCTTTGATCGACCCGCTAGGTACATCCACATCTCTAAACTCGCCAGGAGAGATCGGTGTATCGTCACCCTTCACTCGCAAACCACGCGACTTCAACCCGCCAGGAAGATTGCTCAACGTACCGGCATCGATCAACTGACGAATCAGCGATGTGCCAGCCCGTGCATATCCACCGATCAAATGTATGTAGCCAAATCCATAAGCACCAAAACCTGGAACATAGTCATACTGCACCATATGCTGACGCTTCAAGCGCATCACATCTTCTTCATCGTAGTTACGATAGATCGACAAAACCTTTCCCGTTCCGGCATCTATCGACACGATGTAAGGTAAGGCGATCTCATCTTCATCTTCATACCCAGGCATTTCGTAATCGATCTGCACTTCATAGACCTGATACCGATCATCGTCAGTCAAAGAGTATCCCTGCTCCTCGGCCTTCTTCTTTTCTACGTCAGTATGAATAGCAACCGGTTCACCCAGATCCACATCTTTATAGAATCCAGCCGCTTGTAATTTGCGTATATCATTTTTTGTTTTACGCATAACGTGCGTCACACGCTCAGCCGTTCTAGCTCCACTAGACCCATAGGGGATGATCACATCTTCAGCAGGTATATATATAGAGGTCTGTCTTCCCAGGGCGGGATCAAAATAGACTTTCTTGAAAGCTGAGCCAGATAGCCCTAAGTTAAACAGCATCCGCTCATGCTCAGGCCGATACTCAGGCATCGCCTCAGTCAACTGATAATTCATATCAGTGCGCACACGTTCGGCAGCATCTTCTTTTAGCTTATTGATAGCACCGATAATTTCTGTCTTAACCGGCCCCTGTGCTGGAAACGTTTCAATGATTGTTTCACTCTGGAACCGCACAGCCGCTTCAGTCAGGATCGTAGAGAAAACACCACAAGCCCCGTTCCAGGGTTCTGTCCGCTCCTCATACTTCATCCCCAAAACTTCTAAGCCCTTGACAAGCATCTCCACCCAATCCTTACGGGAGTTAATGTCTGCCTCGACCATTTCTACAATGTCTGCCCCAACTTGTTCTAACTCGCCTTCGTCCATAAACTCGGCCAAGTTAGAGTCAAACTCTTCACCCTCTTTTTCCTCGCGTTCGGGCTCCAGAGTAATTTCAATCCCGTCAATACCAATGGTTACAGCATCTGGGTTTTCAATTTCAATCTCCATGTCGGGCATATCTAATGCCTCAAGACCCTGGGGAGCAGCATAGAGTGATTTTGCAATGTCCATTTAAACCTCAATAGTAAGCGTGTTTTCTGCGAAAGCTTTTAAGCTCTTCCCGTTCATCGGAAGCCAGCCTTAAAAACCCACCTTGGCGGAACCTGATTAATGCTTGAGTAGAAGAGTCCACCAAGTCATCATTGGGCGCATTTGGAAACGCCGCCATCTCTTCAATCAATTCATCAGCCCATCTTGTCTCAGGTGCCCACACTTTACCCGAACTAAATAAATCAGCAACTGAATTAATCCTTACAAACTTATCGTTACCTCTGCTAGGAGTGTATTCACTGACCACAATTCCCATCTGTCTCAACTCAAATATCAACGGGCTACCCGCAGCCTTCGCTTCAATCACAAACGCATCTGGCTCCCAGTACGTGTAATTCTGATGGGCCTTTTCCTTCAACTCAGGAAACTCCATCCGCTTCTTAAACGCATCCAGCAAAATAATATTCGCATCGTCAGAATTCTCATTCAAATAAAACACACCCCAAGTCGTACACGCCGAATAGTCACTTCGCTCACTCTTCGTAAAAGCCGTGTCCCAACTCTGAATAATGAACTGACAAACAGGAGGATCCTCTTTTGTCCATCTCTTCCACCACTCCCGCTTAACAATTGCACCCTCTTCACCCGTGGGACTCTGTTGGTACTGCGCGTTCCACTTAGCAGGTGGAAGCTCCTCCCTTAGAGCAGATAGCTCTTCATAGCTCCAGAACTCCGGCCACAGAGGTTTTCCTGACGGCATGATAGCAGGCAACTCAATGATCTCCCACTCCTCACCCTTATCTCTACCTGCTGCATCCTTAATGACTCTACCAGTTAGATCCCTATCCCCCCAGCGGGTCATCACGATTACAATAGATCCCCCTGGTTGTAAACGTTGCCGAGGGCCAGAGGTGTACCACTCATATACCTTATCGTATACAGACGGATCACCCGCCGCTATAGCAGCTTCTTGCTCCGAGTGCGGATCATCAATAATCAATAGATCCGCTCCCTTACCCGTTACCGTCCCCCCAACACCAATAGCGAAATACTCACCTCCTCCATTAGTGGCCCACCTACCTGCTGCTTTACTGTCTTGTCTCAAAGCCACGTTCGGAAACACTTTTGCATACTGTTCTGATCCAACGAGGTTCCTGACCTTACGGCCAAAACCAACAGCCAAGTCCGCCGTGTTAGAACACTGGATCACCTTCTTGTGAGGAAACTTTCCTAAAAACCAGCTTGGTAATAGATACGAGGCAAACTCAGACTTAGTATGCCGAGGCGGCATATTAATAATAGCCCGCTTAATCTTCCCGCTGGCAATATCTTCAAACTTCTTTGCCATCAAAGCATGATGTCTTCCACTCACAAATCCCGGCCACATCATCTTCACATAATTCATAAACCCCTCTTGAGCCCTCTCCCTATCCACAGCCCCACGATACTCCATCACCTGAGCCATGAAC